TTATTAGTGAACTTAAATTTGGTGTTGTTATATAATCATCAACAAAAGTAAAATAATTACCAGTCCAAGTTGGAGAACCTACAATTGTTCCATTTCTACTATTACCACTTATATCGGTAATAGTTGCCCCACTACCATTATATGATGATGTATTAAATGTGTTATAATGTAAAAGTAAATTTTCAGTAACTACTGCGGATGTAGTTGGCCATATTTGATTATTATTCAAAAATGCCTTTGTTGCGGGATTTCCGTTAAATCTTATAGAAGTTGCATTTCCAAATACTGGCATAACTTATCCTATTATAATGTAAAGAGTTCCACTTACCGGTGTCAATGCTGCGTATGATGCAGATGTTATAGTTTGTATGGATGCTACATTTGATGAACTAACAAAACTAGCACTTAATGCATATCTTGTATCAAGTGATGATGTTAATTGAGATGAACCACTAATTACACTATCTCCACCAATTGTTAAATATCTACTATCGTATGAAGATGTAAGTTGTGAAGAAGAACTTATTGCTCCACTCAAATTTGTCAAAAATGAACCCGTTTCACTTTCAGTAATCCAACTTCCACTTACACTTTCAATTGTGTTTAATCTATCCACTAATGATGATGTAGATTGTGATGCGGTATATTGGTTAAAAGATGATGTGGTTACTAAATGTGTTAAATTTTGTTCGTTTGTTGCTGCAATTAATCTACTATCTACTGATTGACTAAATGTGTCAAATGAAGATGTTTGTAATCTAGCATTTATTCCATTTGTAAATGCAGTATTTAATGTAGATTGTGAAGATGTAAATGAATTCAATGAACTTATATCAATTGAACTACTAACAAATCCAAATGATGTAATTTGTGCGGATGAAGATATAGTTCCCGTTGGTATTGTTGTAGATGAACTAATAAATCCTAATGATGTAATTTGTGCAGAAGAACTTATTACACTTCTACCCTTTGTTTCAAATGATGATGTTACGGACTCTAACGAAGATAATCTATCTCTATCTAATATATTTACTCTCGAAGTAACTGCATCTGCCAAAGTATCTAACTCTATTTTATAAGTTGTTCCACCATCTACACCAACGATTGTAGTATCCAATGATGCACTTTCTAATGCCGTTAATTCTGATATCCTTTTTCTTACGTTTGCCATTTATTATATTATTATATCTAAACCATCTTCGGTTGTTATTACTGAATTATCTTCCGTTGCAATTGGAATATCTACCAATTTACCCATAACATAAATATCATTTATAGTCACATTGTCAAAATCTATATATTCATTTCCCAATGTAATTACAACATCGTTTCCAATTTCTTTAATTGTATAATCTCCAGGAATATGTAAACCATATACAAGTATTTCAAAATTTTCAGGAGATGCACCTTCGGTTCCATAATCCAATGCAACATTTAATATTGTAAGTGTATTTTCAATGTTATCAAATTCATCAATTTGTCTACTAATATACCTTGCACTATTTTGTAATATTTCCTGATGAAAGTTATATATCGTTGTTTTGTTATTTACCAGTTTTGTTGGATTTGGATTTAATTTTGTTTTAGATTGAAATTTTGTTGCATTTGGAATTTCTATATTCAATAAACTACCTGTGATGTATAAATCATCATTTAAATTATTAGGATTTATTTTTGGAATAATCCTATTTAGTTTTTTCGTATTTGAATTAAATCTATTAAGCATATTGTTCTATATCTCCTTCTATTTGAACATAATCATCGTCATCCAAATTAAATTCAAAATTATTTTTTATAAATTTAACAAGTAATCCATTACCACTTGCTTCAACCACATAATCTCTTGCATTAATACTTTGTGTATTAATATAAATTTTTAATCTATCTTGTGTAGTTCTATATTCGATTTCTCTTAATATTTCTACAAATCTCCAACCTGTTGCTTCAAAAATCCAATAAGTAGGATTGTTTAAATCTTTTGGAGATAAAACAGTTTTATTTACTTTTCTACTTATTTTTTGAGTTATGTCTAGTAAACTTCTTTTCATTATAAATCTACAAATTTACCAGTTATTGCAATTTCGTCTGTCGGTGTAACATTGAATCCCAAATTATCTGGTAGAAAATTTATAGTTAAAGATGTACTGGTTATAGCAAATCCAAAATGTGTAGTTGGATAATATCTAACACCATTTATGTAAACTTTAATATCATATGATTCTCCACCAACATTTAATCCACCCGTTACTACCGATACTAATGCAGGTGGTGCTTTTATTAATTTTATTCCTGTAAATACAATAGTATTATTACTTACAGGATTTTCCGATTTACTATTATTAAGTGATAAGAAATCAATCAAATCTTTATTATCATAATATGGTGATGGAGTTGTTAACATTCCTTCCAATCTACCATTTCCAGTTACATCGGTTTCGGTTGCAACTACAACTCTTTTTGTTGATATGAATTTTTTAATAGGAGATTCACCATCAAATTTTTCAGGAAGTAAATATGCTTTAACATTCAATGAAAACTCAACTCTATTAATTCTTTCCGTTCCTTCTCCCACTTCGTTTACAACATTAAACTCACCAACTGATGTTCTAAATTTAAACTTTTCTTTATCTCCCCAATATGATGATGCAAAATTTAATTGTTCGATTACCTGATTTAATTGTTCGGTGTAGGAAGTCCAACACATACAATCATAGTTTACTTCAACATAATCTGGCATTGTTATTTTGTAAATTTCATATTTTGGATTTACCGATTTACCTAACAAATTAAATCTATCGTATCTATTATCTTTTGAATATTTTGTAACACCTTGATATGATACATGCCTATTTGGCATTGCCATTGTTTCATCTTTGGTTATAGATGTTCTTCTTATCATTAATAGAGGTAATTGAATTTTACCCTTATTATCTCTAAAAATTCCATCTCTTCTTGCACCTTTCCATCTTTCCGCATTACCATATATAACTGGAATTTTTAATGCCTTACCATTGTCGTTTACATTCGGTAAAACGGTATCTTCCAAATATGTCATCATTGCATAGTCTATATCAAACAAAGATATACTTTGTTTCAAATCTCCTTTTGTAGACTTTATTTCGTTGGCTCTATTTAAATCGGGCCTTAGTGGATTTGTAGACATAATTATTTAACTCTTTCTTCTATGTTTAAATTAGATTTAGTAACCATAAATGTAGAACATATTACACTCATATTTCTACTAAAATCGGATTCCAAATCATCTGTTAAAAATGGATTACCACCTATAAATTGTGATTCGTTTACATTATCGATTTCGTAATATGAATTGTCAAAATAAATAACATCTCCAACTTCTGGATATGTTTCCTTTTCCTCTAACATATATCTGTCAAAACGAAACTCTATATTTTGAGAAGTATCTGCGCCAAATCCTTCGTATCCAGTAGAACGTGGTTCTTTTGCAATTAACGTATATAATTCCACACCAGGATACCAAGTTTTATTCATAGCTTCACCATACAAATTTATTTTGGTTTCATTTATGTTAATTTTAAATAAAACACAAGTATTTTGTATAACCGTATCTACAAGTTCTCTCGCTATACTTTTAAAGAAACTAACATCTCTATTGGATATAAATTTTGGCATATTATCCTACATATAATTTTAAAGGAACTTTTCTTAACATTTCTTGGTGGTGATTAGATTCATGTGTTTTATTTTCCATCACATTCTTTCTACTCATCTCTTCCAAATTACCTCTTAATTGGTCTATTAGTGCATCCTTTTCTACCTGTGCCTCTGCTCTCAATGCAGCACCATCCAAACTAACTTCACCATCTGGAATTGGAATAGAATTATATTTTTCTCTAATTGCTCCTAATAATTCTTTTGAAAGTGCAAGTGTGTATTTTCTAATCCATTGTTTACCAACATCATTTATATTTTTGTATTGGATAAAGTCATATGGAATATCGGAATAGTCAGAAAGTGAATCTGCTTGAATTGTTTGAGAATCATGTTCAAATTCATCTCTATTCATATATTCAAAATAAACTCTACTTAATCCAGTTTCTGTTGGTACTGGGAATATTTCTAATTTATTATCTACTATATTAAATGTATGTGCCGATTTTCTAATATGGTCGTTAAATTCAATTTGTTGCATTCTTAATACATCTTCATAAAGAGGCATCATTAAGAATTGTGCAGCAGGTGAGAAGTTACCAAATCCCAACTCACTCATTAAGTTTAACGTACCCTGTGCACCAACTGAATATGGGTCAAAGAAACGTGCAATAGCCGGTGTTGCTTCGTGAAATACTCTCGTCACATCTATTGTTGAAGTTGAATTCGAAAGTGATGAAGATATTGAATTTCCCGTTGTTGCGTCAAATGCACCATTGATTAAATCGTATATTTGAACTGATGATGTTAAATTTACATATCCTTTTTTAATTGAAGTATTACCACCAACTCCTGCCAATGTTCCGTATTGTTGAGACATACGAACCGTTGTTGGTAAAAATGAACCATCCACTAATGTTTGAGAATAGTTTGCTCTACCACCCGATGATTGTTTTGGTTGTCCTCTTAAAATATCAATGTTATTTCTAATATTAAATTGATTAACCTGTGCAGAATATTCCGAAACAGACTCTTCAAAACAAGAATATATTTGTTCATCTAATAATTCAACATCAACGATTGGATATCCTAATCTTTTTGCTACCCATGTAGCTGTTTTAGGTGCATCGGTATAAAAATCACTATCCAAATCATAAATACCAAATGGAGTTAATCCTAATGATGAAGTGACTGAACCTGAAAATGATACGATTGCAGAACCACTTCCTGGCCATTTTAAATTTAGGGACATAATAAAAATTTATAGTTTTACTACTATAAATATAAGAATAAAAAAAGAGTAGATAAAACTACTCCTTTTATTATAATGTTCTATGATTTTGTGTTCTTTGTATGAATATAATCACATTTGATATATAGACCGTATCACCAAATGCCTGAATTCTCCACCTATTTCCGTTTGTCAAAAAATCATCATCCGCATAATATTGGAATACTTCGTGAAATTCATGCCACATATTATTTCCTTTACCAAAAAATAAATCTTTACCAACTCTTTCATATGGAGTTCCAGTTGTGTTATCCAATTGTAATCTCATATAAGTTCCGTTTGCATTTGGAGTTTTTGCGTTAAATGTGACGGTACACATATAAACATCCGCATTATTTTCAACTTGTATTTTTTGTGTGGATGCATCGTAAAATGAAATAGTAGAATGTATATGAGTTTCTATGGTATTACCACCATTATTAGGTAATCCTAACTCACCAGATGCAACACTTGCGGTAAATGCTGATGAAGTTGTGTATAATGTATCATCGTATCTTGCCCAACCCAATAATCCACTACTAAAATCTGCTGTTTTTACATATCCAAATTGGCCATCGGGTGTTCTAACTAATGTATATGACCCATCACGAATTGTGTAAATGTCATGTTCATTTAAATCCCATGCTTTAAATATAATATCGGCGTGACCTGGAACGTGTGTTTTCATATACAAATAAATATTATTTAAAATAAAAAAAGGGGATAACTTTCGTTACCCCCTTTTCTTTTATTATAAGTCTATTACTTATCTAATCTACTCAAAGATTATAAAGTGTTTAAACCTTCAACGACAATCTTACCGTAGAATTCTGGTCTAACGATTTTCTTAGCGTATCTAGTCATAACACCTCTTCTTGGAGTGAAGTTAGTTGGGTCATAAACTAATGGAGTCATAATCAATGGTACATATGGTGCGTAAACTGCTCCTGTTTCGAAGAAGTTAGAACCTTTGAAGCCCATTAAGATAACGTTCTCAGTCATATACGGGTTTTTGTAAACATCGTATCTGTTAGAGATAGAACCGATGTTAGTAACACCTGCTGCGAAAGATAAAGCATCTTTACCTGGGTTAGCAGAGAAACCATTCATTGATTCTAAAATTGTTGCTACGTTTGGAGATACAACGATAAAGTTTGCACCACCTCTCATAGTTAATTGGTGAATCTTGTTAGAAACTTTTTGTAATTTAATACCCAAAGTTTGGTACCAAGTGCTCTTTGTGTAAGCAGAAGCTGCTGCTGCGTTAGAATCAACTGCGAATCTACCTGCTGCAGAATCGTAATCGTATCCAACTCTAGCTGACCAATAGTCAGTAGTGAAAGCGTTTTGTTGTAACATTTCTAAGATTTCTAAGTCGATTTCTAAAGAGATGTACTCACTTAACATCTGAGTTAACTCAGCTTCAGCGTCTACACTATGGTAAGCGTTTAAGTCTTGAGCTAATTCCGGTGTCCAGATAGCTTTTAATTTTCTTGTTTTAGCAACGATTGGTTCAGATTTCAATTCTAATTCGATTTCTGGGATTGCTAAATCAGCTCCTCTATCTTCGAAGTCACCTCTTGAAATATCATTAGGTTGTACATGGTAAGTTAGAGTTTGAGTTACTAAATCAGTTGCAACTAATACAGCTGAAGAAGATACATAGAAAGATGCAGAACCTACACTATCTACAGTAGTTAATTCAGGGAATACAGTTACTGATGTTGAACCAGAAACTTTGAATGCTCTTACACCATTGTAATCAGCGTTAGAAGGTAAACCTACTTTTACTTTTCTCCAACCATTTGGAGTTGCTGCGAAAGATGCAGATAATGTTTCATTACCTAAGAAATCAGATGCAGAACCAGAAGTTACAGTTGCAGTTACTGCTGCAGTTGTATCGTTGATTGTATATCCGAATCTACCAGCACCATACAAACCACCTTCAGCTACTTGAGTTGAACCTAATTTGTTACCTGCAGGAGATAAATTATCTTTACCGAAAGCTCCACCATTACCGAATAATGATTCACTTACTGCTGGTCTACCTAATGTTGTGTTAGTACCATATTTGAAATCCATGTAGAAAATAAGACCTGAAGGTAAGTTCATTGGTTGAACTGAAACGAATTCTTTAGCTGCGATAGAACCGAAGATTCTTCTCACCAAAGGTAACGCAACACCTGCCCACTCTTCTGAACCAGAAGATGTACCTGTTCTTGTAGCCTCATCTAATAATTGTTTAGCTTGGTTTTCTAACATTACTGCCATACCATGCTTTGTTGTTTCAGAACCTACTCCTTCAAGTAGACCTGTTTTTTCCCATTTAGCTTTTAAACCACGAGTTTGTTCAAGCATTACGCTTTGTGGGTTAGCGCCAGTCATTAATTTTTTAATGTCCATTGTTTGTTTTTTTAATATTTTTATTTAATAATACCTGCTAATTTCTTAAATCTGTCAGAGAAATTTGTGTTTTCAGCAATTACTTGCTTAGCTACAGCTGGCTTAGTAGATTTAGTTACTTTGCTAGCAATTCCTTCAGAAATAGATTTTTTAGTAGATTTGTTAGAAGAGTATTTGAAGTTTTCTGCTAATGTAGAATACACCAATTTAACTTCTCTAACTGAATTTGTTCTATCCAAAGTTTCAATCACTTTAACTTTTTGTTCGTTAGTCATGTTGTGAGCTCTGAATAATTTGTTTGCGAATAATAACTTAGCGTTTAATAAGTTAACTTCGTTGATTGTTTTTTGTAAAGATTTAATTACTTTGTAAGCTTCGTTTAATTCAGCATCTTTTTTGTCTGCTTTTTCATCTTCAGCGTCACCTTTCATATCACTTTCCATTTCACGTAAGATTTCTTCTAAATCAACAACATCTTTGTCATCTTCTTTAGATTCTTCTTCGTTAGTTACAACCACTTTCGGGTCTTCACCTTTGTCTGTACCAGCTTCAGAACCGTCTGCCAAATTTTCGTTTTTAGCTTCTTCGTCATCCATTTCTTCTTCTTCGTACATACCTTCTTCTTTTTCAGAATCTTCTTCACCATTAATTGATGCTTCTAATTCTCTGATGATAGCTTCTAAGTCCATATCATCCTTATACTCTTCGTCATCAGAATCCATGTCCATTGAATCATCACCCATATCAGAATCCATGCCCATGTCATCCATGCCCATTTCATCTTCACCTTCTGCTGCTGCAAATGGATTTTCTTCTTCTTCAGAATCTTCACCTTCTAATTCTGCTAACCTAGCTTTCAATTCTGCAATTTCTGCATCTTTGTCTTTTTCTTGGTCATCAGCAAAAGGATTTTCTTCTTCAGAAATGTCTGCTACTTTCTTATAGTCAGTACCAGCTTGTTCAGGTTTACCACTATCTTTCTTTACACCTACTGATAAATCAGTAATTGCATCGTAAGATGGAGTTGCACCAGGAGTTTCAGCGTATCCAGCGTCTACTTTAGACCCGATACCATCTGAACTTAATTCTTCATCGACTTTCTTTGCATCATCTTCCATATCTTCAGCTTCTGCTCTCATCTTTTGAGATAAGATAGATTGAAGTCTAGGAGTGAAAGCTTCTTCAAGTGCGATTTTAGCGTTCTGTAAAGCAGTTTCTTTAACGGCTTTAGCATCAGCGATTGCTTCTTTCAATAATTTTGAATTTGCCATCTTGTTTTTCCTTAAATTTGTTTGTGAAGTTATTCTTGTAGGGAACTCCAATGTAATTATGTTGATTGTTCGGTCACACCTTATAGAGAAGGGTATTCATTAATCAACTATGTCTTGTAATCTCATAATAAAAAATGAGATATTTGATAATATATATCTAAAATTTTTAGAAAACTAAAGAAAAATACTAAAATAGTTTGTTTTTTCTTATAGTTTCTTCTCTTTGTAATCTTTTTCTCTTAGAAGGTTTAGTAAAATTCTTTCTATCTCTAAGTTCTTCTATTTGTTTTGTGGACTGAACTTTCTTTTTGTAATCCTTCAATGCCCACTCTATGTTTCCACCCCTAACACTAACTATTAACATCCTTATTGTAAATTAACCAATTTATATTTTGTAGAGTATAATAAAGTTACAACCGTATCTATGTCGTTTTGTAACCAACTCATTTGTAATTTTTCTTCTTTTCTTAATTTTGCAACTGCTTGAATCAATTTATCGAAATATGCAATTACATTTTTGATATCATTGTTTGTATCTAAATTACTTATACCTTGTAATTTTAATAAACCATATTGTCCTTGATAAGCTTCTACTAATCCATCAATTAAGTCACCTATGTTTTCATAATACTTTTGTAAAGCTTTATGTGCCGAATATGAACCTACACCTTTTTGGCCTAAATGAAATGAGTGTGCCTGTGTTCTACTATGTAATAAAAGAGATGCTAATTGTTCCATTATTTACATTCTTTGCATTCGTTGATTCCCAATCTTTGTTTCATAACATCTTCGGTAATATCTGCTATTTCAAAGTATCTACCCAATACGTGACCCATATCTTCATATAGAGATTCTAATCTTTGTTCTTGTGCTTTTGCTTCAATTGATTCTTTTTCAAATGCAGCTTGTAATTTTTTCAATTCACCCATATTACGTTTAATAGTAACTCTATCAAACCAATCACCACCTTCTCTCAAAGTATATTCTTGTGCAGCATCTGCAATACCACCCAAAGTTTCTGCAACCTGTCTGATGTCCGATTTTCTACTCATCGATTCTCTATGTTGTCCGTAAGTAGAAATAATTTCCAAAAAGTGTTTTTTTAATTCACTTGGAAGTTGTTGAAATTCTTCGGTTTCTCTCAATATATGTTTTAACTTTATCATAGTTATCTCTTTACTATTTTATACTTTTTAAGTTTTGTAACTGCTTGTTGTAATTCTGATGGTGTCATACCCAATGCATCAATTATTTTTGCTATTACCATTTGTTCTTTTCTTCTTGATAAATTATAACTTTTAACTACTTGTATAGCTCTATCCAAAAATCTTTCTACTTTTCCTGGTAGAGATACATCCATATCTTCTAAATCTTCTTTTACGATTTCTCTTCCAGGTATTAAGTTTACTAACTTTGCCATAATTGTATATTAGTTTTTAAGCAAATCGTTTATAACTTTATCAAATAATCGACTACTATTTGTATTACCGGCCCCATCAAATCTTTTTTCTTTTTGTAGATAATAAATAACTTTATTTCTTAAAATTCTTTCAACATCATCATTTTGAATCATTTTTTTAACTGCCGCCTTTACATCATCGTATTCAGGAAATTGCATTTCATCTTTTGCTTCTTTAACCATTACCATCTTTTGTGGTATCAAATTTACTAACTTTGCCATTTGTATTAATTTAATTCTATTATAATTTCTCTCATTAAATCTTGTGACTTACACCATTTACCACATTCCTCTGCTACCTTTGCCCATTGTTTAGATTCGTTCATAGGAGCCATAAATGCACCATGTGTTGACGGGTTTGATACAAAGTCCCATCCAACCAATTCGAAGTCTTCCTGAACCATTACAGTACCATCTCTTAACTCTTTTACCGAACCTAATCCTCTTGATGAAATACCTAAACGAATATTGTTCTTTAATAATTCTTTTAAGATATTACCAGAAGGAGTTGAAAGGATTTCTACTACACCACATACGTCATCACCTTCCCAATAGATTTCTCTAATGTTATGTGATACGTTCTTTAAATTGATTACCGGAGATTCTGGATGGTCTAATTCACCCAACGCTCTACGTTCCTTAATAAGTTGTTCGTATTTTTTACACTCTCTTTCTAAGATTTCTCTAGGATATCTTCTATTATTTTGATTTGGAGCACCTGCTCTTTGAAGAATTCCCTTAACTAAATAAGTTCCGTTTTCTTCTTGTTGAAGTTTTGCTTCAAACAAATGAGTTTCTATTAATAATCCTTTATTCATATTAATCTTTCTTTCTTAATGCTGCTAAATCACTTCCTTCTATTTCACCATCCTTATCTACATCAATCTTTTTCTGTGCTGCTGATAATTCTGCTTCATTATATCCTCTTAATTTACCTTCGGATTTTGCCTTTGCTGCTTTATCTACTGCTTGAAAAAATTTAACTTTTTCATTGTCGGACATATCAGGAATAGATTTACCCGTTTTATCTAACATATGTTTGAATAATTGTTGATAATCACTTTCTTCTTTAACTACCTGACGGATAAGTTCTTTTAATTCGTTATGTTTCATTATTCTGATATTTGTCTGATTTTTTGGTCTAATTTTAATAATCGTTCCTGTATACTATAAATATGACTATTTGTCCTTTTCCAATAACTTTTATTATCTACACCACTTTCATTCTTAATTTTTCCGTACCAATTAAGAAATCTTTCCATTTCTTTTAATTGTTTGTTGATATTAGATATACCTCTACCGATTTTTGCCTGTGCAGTTGATTCGTCTTGCTTCAATGCTAACCAACGATTTTCATTAACCGGAGTATATCCTGTTAGATTTGCTTGTTTTTTAGCTTTTGATTTTTCTCCACCTTTTTTAGTAAATGCATATGGAGAATTGTACCCTTGTACATTACCAGTAGTATTCATTTCATCAATCATTCTTTCTCTAACCAAATTACGAATGATTTCTTTAAGTTTGTTGATTTGTTCTTCTTTTTTATCAGGAAGACCTTTGTGAGAAGTTGATGCAAAATCTTTTGCATCTTTGTCAGACATTGAATCGGCAGCTTTACTAACTTCAGGAGATGGAGATTCCATATCACCTTTTTGGGTAGCATGAACCATACCCATAAATCTTTGTTGTGCTTTACTTTTTGCTGGCATTTTTTAACTCATTTAAAAGTTCATACGTCATCATCATTGCAGACAAATGTTGTTCTTTAATTTTTTTAGCCGATTTAATTCTTCTAATATTTGAAATTGTTTCTGCTAATTTTATTTTTGTAACTTTATCTGAAATTTTTGAACCAATCTCTTTTAATGATTCAACCAATCTATATACTTCATCTGAAACATATTGATTTAATTTACCAGTATTATTAATATTATTAATATATTCTCTCAACAATGCCTTTTGGTCATTTGTAAGATTGCTATATTTTTTATTAAAAGATTCTACCAATAATTTATAAGAAACTGCTCTTAAATCATCATCTTGTTTTCTATATTCTTCCAAAACCGCATCTTTTACTTTTACATCTTTATTTTGAATAGACGTATTGATAATATTTTCGGCTATTGTAAATCTAGCTGATACTATGTCGGTTGGTTCGTATTGTTCATCAGTAGTTACTGTTTCAAATATTTTGTAAATAGATGCTAACATTTTATAATTAGAAATTGGAGATTTAATAAACTCCTCTAAATTATAAGTTTCTTTTATTTCTTTGATAAGATTATACTTTTCTTTTGTAAGTTTTTTCTCATCAATTTTTTTACGAGCTTCTAATATTGTATTGATAAATTGTTCAGCTTTTGATTCTGAATTATATTTTTCATTTATAAGATATTGATATAATTTTAATTCTTTAGATAATTCTTTTTTAG